TCTAACTATGGAAATCTTATCCAAGCAAGGATAGCGGAGAAAGCTGTTCTGCCTGATGGAGACTTTGGAGAAAAAGTATTTGAACAGGTAAGAGTTATTGAACCTGGAAACTACAGAGTTTTTCGTAAAAAAGATCAGGTTGATGCAATGTACGATGTAGATGATAATTCCTACATGGGTGAATTTAGTACAGGAACTACTGGAGAGGATTATAAATTAGCTGAATCTGGTAATTTTTCTCTTGGCGAGATACCTCTTGTTACTATTTATTCTGGTAAAACTGAAAATTTAGTAAGTAAACCACCTTTACTTGATATTGCATATCTTAATCTTGCACATTTTCAAAGACAGGCTGATCTGATTCATAGTTTGCATGTTGCATCTCAACCAATGCTTGTAATGGAAGGATATGACGATCAGACAAAAGATCTTGCTATTTCTGTTAATTATGCAATGGCAACTCAACCTGGAAATAAAATTTACTATGTAGAACCAGCTAGTAGTGCTTTTGATGCTCAGTCAGCAGAGATTAAAGAATTGCAGATGCAAATGGCTACTCTTGGGATTAGTACATTATCACAACAGAAATTTGTAGCGGAATCTGCTGACGCTAGAAGATTGGATAGGGTAGATACAAATTCTATGCTTGCAATGGTTTCTATGGAACTTGAGCAAAAATTACAAAAATGTTTTAATTTTTCTGCTGAATATGTAGGAATCGAGCCACCAGAAGTAAAAATCAGTAGAGATTTTGATATTGAGAGATTAATAGGTCAGGATATTACAGCGTTAAATTCATTATTTGAACAACAGGTAATAGACAGAGAGGAGTTTAGAGATATTCTGGTACAAGGTGAAGTTTTACCAAATGCAAATGAAGTCAAATCTGAATAGTCTGCTACAATAGTAGATAAATATACATATTTTTATGGCTAAATCCTTAGATAAGGTACTTCAGCCCGATGGAACTTATAAGTGGGAGCTTGTAGAGCCTAACTTATCTGAAAGAATGGGCAACGCTCCTGGAACAGTATGCCCTGCTCCAGAACCTAAAAAGAAAGAAAAATTAGAATTACAAAAAGAAACAATTTCTAAGTTTGAGGATATGACTAAAGCTCAACTTGAAACTTATGGTCGAACTATAGGTCTTGAGTTAGATAAAAGACATAACAAGGCAGATTTAATAGCCGAACTACAAAAATTCACCTCCGCTAGTTAATTATGATTGAAGAAAAAGTAATTGAGCAAACACCAGAAACTCCTGCACCAGAAGTTAGTACACCAACCCCACCTGTAAATGATTTAGCTAAACAGCTACAGGAAGCAAATGAACGTGCTGCAAAGGCAGAGGCATTGGCAGATCAACAAAGAAAAGCTGCCGAGGAAGCGGAGCAAAAATTTAAAAATGCTAAGAGTAAAATAGGTCAATACTATGACGATAGAAACAAGGCATTAGAAGATCAGGGAATGTATAAGCCTTTATGGGAAGAGGCAAATAAAACAAACCAAGAAATGCAAAATAAAGTAAATGCTTTAGAACAACAAATACAAGATTTAAAAACTTCTAACGAAGCTGCAAGTACTAAAACAGAGGCATTAGCAGCGATTAGTAATCTTGGAGCTATAAATGCGGAGCAAACTTTATCATTGTTACAAGGAAAGTTACAAAGAAATGCCGAAGGTAAAGTAGTTGTTTTAAATGGTGGAGTTGAGCAAGATTTCAATACCTATCTCGGCAGTCTCAAAAATCCTGGTAGTGGTTGGGAGCATCATTTTAAACCTAGTAGTGCTGCTGGAATGGGTGCAAAACCAAGTCCTGTTGCAAATGCAGGAAGCGGACAGCCGAATCCCTGGAAAACGGGCAATATAACTCAACAAATGCTAATATCAGAACAAGATCCTCAGATGGCAGCCGTGCTGAAGCAAGAGGCTCAAAACACTTAAAAAAAAGTATTTTCTGGAATCCGTGATTTAGGAATTTACTATCAAGTCCGTGGCTTGAAAAGTGTTACCAAGTCCGTGACTTGGAAATGTAAAATTAACTTCTAAATAAGCCAATGGCTGCTCCGTTTCAGAATTATACTGGCGGTGTCTTATTAGCGGACATCGTTAAAAGAAATAACTTTAGTGCTTACGTTTCTCAAGCTATCAAAGAGCGTAGCCTATTTATACAGTCTGGTGCTGTAGTCCGTAATGCTTTGCTTGATGCAACAGCAGGAGGAACAAGAATACAAGTTCCAGAATTTAACCCAATCGCACCAACTGAAGAAATCTTAGATGGTACAGGTACATGGGGAACAAGTGGTGCTGGTTATCTAACACCTCAAAAAATCGGTACAGATACACAAATTGCAACTATCTGTCACAGAGGTTTTGCGTATGCTGTTGATGATGTAGCTATTTTGGCTGCTGGTGAAGATCCAATGGGTCACATCAGAAATCAACTTGCAGATGCTATCAATAAATTGAACTCTGTTCGTTTATTTGAAACACTAACTGGGTTATTCCACACTGCTCTTAATTCCCATCGTCTTGAGAAGCAAGTTGGTAGTTCTAGTGCTAGTGCTGAAGCAAACTATCTTACTGCTGCTACTGTTGCAGAAGCTCGTTCAAAATTGGGAGAAAGAGGAGAAGAGCTTGATCTTCTTATAGTTCACCCTTCTGTTGCTTACTATTTATACCAAGTAGGTCTACTAACATTCTCAACATCTGCTTTATCAACTGGTACTGGCATTACTTGGGGTGGTGGTGGAGTTGGTGTAACTGACAGATCAATCGGTCAGTTTGCTGGTTGCACAGTTGTAATCGACTCTCAGGTAAACATCAACGATCCAACATC